AATTCCCGGGGCGGTGTCCATTGCACTTGACCCGGAAGGCGAACCGGAATCATTTTATGCGGACGGTATTGAGTATTTTATTGTAAATTCCAATCAGGGTTATTCCGGAGATTTGGAAATTGCACTGATACCTGAATCCTTCCGTACGGGAATCTTAAATGAAACATCTGATTCCAATAACGTGCTTGTGGAGAACAGCAACTCACAGGTAGGACATTTTGCATTGCTTTTTGAGTTCGATGGAGACCAGAAGAAAATCCGCCATGTGCTGTATAACTGTTCTGCATCCAGACCCAGCATTGCATCCAAGACCAATGAGGCAAGCAAGGAAGTGCAGACGGAGAAACTGACCATCAAGGCTCGTCCGCTTGCCAATGGGCTTGTTAAGGCAAAGTCCGGTGATACCACAAAGGCTGTGGCATATAACAACTGGTACAAGGCTGTATATCAGCCGGATGCAGTGGGTGGTTATGATGATGAGATTACTGATGAAACTACCGGAGCATAGGAGGATTAGCACATGGGAGTAAGAAAAAATATCGAAATTGACGGGAAAGAGGTGGCATTCAAAGCGAGTGCTGCTATTCCTCGTATCTACAGACTGAAATTCCAAAGGGATATCTACAAGGATATCTCCCTTCTGGAAAAGAGTCTGGGGGATAATACGGAAGAGGAGAGCAATCTTGATTTGTTTTCCCTTGAGATGTTTGAGAACATTGCTTTTATTATGGCCAAACACGCAGACCCTTCCATCCCGGATGAGGTTGAGGATTGGCTTGATGAATTCAATACCTTCTCAATCTATCAGGTTCTTCCTCAGTTGATTGAGTTATGGGGAATGAACATTAAAACGGATGCGGAGGCTAAAAAAAACTTCGTCCAACAGAGCGCGAAATGACAACGCCCCTGTTCCTGCTTAGATGCTTGCAGATAGGTCTAAGTCTTCGGGACTTAGACCTTCTGACGGTGGGAATGGTAAACGATATATTTATTGAAAATCAGAATGATGACTACGAGTATGTTCCGTTAGCCACTCAGGAGGATTTTGATAAGTTTTGATTGAGGTTCTGCTTGGATTCCTATATAATATACTCAAAGCAAAATGATTTTGATTTGGGGATATGGCAATCGGGATTGCAGACTTGGTAGTTTTTGATTCTGATACCATATATGAGCTTTCATTTTGCCTTTGTAATATGATATGGAGGAGGTAACAAAAATGCAGATGTGTCCTGATTGCGACAAAGTATATGATGAATCTGAGTACAGTCATTGCCCTTATTGTTCAGGTGAATTGGAAGAGGATGATGATGAAACAAGACCTTGCCCTGAATGTGGTGGTTGTTTACACTGGGATGGCGATGAGTGGGTATGCTCCAATTGTGATTACTCGGAAGAAGACTAAGAGAGTACAAATATTGAAGAGGGTTAATATTCTTTCTTCTAAATGCTTCTCGTATTCCAACTTGCTGGAATATAGATTATAAACTTAATAATTTGGATTCTAATTAATTAAGGCACGTACCTTCGGGTAGGTGCTTTTTTCATGCTCATTTTTAGGAGGTGGAGAGTAAATGGCAAACAGAATAGCCGGGATAACCGTGGAAATCGGTGGAGATACTACCAAACTTTCCACAGCCTTAAAGTCGGTAAATTCGGAAATTAAGAGTACCCAGTCACAGCTTAGGGATGTAAACAATCTTTTGAAACTGGATCCCGGTAATACGGAACTGATTACTCAGAAACATAAACTGTTAGCACAGGCGGTTTCGGAGACGAAAGAGAAGTTAGCACAGTTAAAAGAAGCCGCCCAACAGGCAAATGAAAAACTTGCAAGTGGTGAGATTTCACAGCAACAGTACGATGCCCTGCAGAGGGAAATCATAGCAACGGAGCAGCAGCTGGAAAAACTGGAACAACAGGCTGACCAGTCTGCTGTGGCATTACAGAAACTTGCCGCCACCGGGGAGGACATAAAAAAACTCGGTGACAACATATCATCCGCAGGGTCTACTCTTACTAAAACAGTCACAGCCCCGGTTATCGGACTGGGAACAGCTGCGGTAAAGACAGCAGCGGATTTTGATTCTGCAATGGCACAGGTACAGGCAGTGTCCGGTGCTTCGGGTGATGAATTTGAAGCCTTAAGGGAAAAGGCAAGGGAGATGGGTGCAGGTACCAAGTTCTCTGCAACCGAGGCGGCAGAAGCCATGAACTACATGGCAATGGCCGGATGGAAAACTTCGGATATGCTTTCCGGTATCGAAGGTATCATGAGCCTTGCGGCCGCTTCCGGAGAAGACCTTGCCACCACATCGGATATTGTAACAGATGCCCTGACAGCATTCGGGTTAACCGCTGCTGATTCAGGGCATTTTGCTGATATTCTGGCGGCGGCTTCTTCCAATGCAAATACCAATGTATCCATGATGGGCGAGACCTTTAAGTACTGCGCACCCATTGCAGGTGCTTTGGGGTTTTCCGCAGAGGATACTGCAGAAGCAATCGGTCTTATGGCAAATGCAGGAATCAAGTCCACACAGGCCGGTACTGCCATGCGTACCATGATGAACAACCTGGCCGGAGAAGTGAAATTCACGGGTGCGGCTTTTGGGGAGATGGAAGTCAGAACTACCAACGCAGACGGAAGTATGCGCAGTCTGAATGACATTCTTGCAGACTGCCGAGTGGCATTCGGACAGATGAGTGAATCCGAAAAAGCAGCCAATGCAGAAGCACTTGTGGGAAAGAATGCCATGTCCGGATTCCTTGCTGTTATGAATGCTGCTCCGGCAGATATTGATAAACTGTCGGCTGCGATTGAAAATTGTGATGGCAAGAGTCAGCAGATGGCAGATGTCATGCAGGATAATCTTTCCGGACAGCTGACCATCTTAAAAAGCCAGTTACAGGAACTTGCCATTTCCTTTGGGGAAATACTGATTCCGGTCATTCGGGATGTGGTGTCTTTTATTCAGAAGATTATTGATAAGCTGAATGCCATGGATCCAAAGACGAAAGAGACCATAGTGAGGATTGCAGCCATAGCGGCGGCTATAGGTCCCGTACTGATTGTGATAGGAAAAATCGTATCTGCCGTAGGAACAATACTTACCATTCTTCCGGCTGTGGGAAGTGCCATCAGTGCCGTGACAGGAGTATTTGGTGCTTTGAATGCGGTAATGCTTGCCAATCCAATAGGACTTGTGATAGCAGCCATTGTGGCTTTGGTGGCCACATTTGCAATCCTTTGGAATAAGTGCGATGGATTCCGGGAGTTCTGGATAAATCTGTGGACGGGAATCAAGGATTTCTTTGCAGGAATATGGGAAGGCATTAAATCCATCTTCTCGGGTGTGCTTGATTTCATTAAGAATAACTGGCAGGGACTTCTGTTATTCCTCGTGAATCCGGTAGCGGGAGCATTTAAGTTAATATATGACAATTGTGAGGGATTCCGTAATGCGTGGGATTCCTTTTTAAGTGCCGTAAAGAACATCTTCACAGCAGCATGGGATGGTATCAAGTCCTTCTTCTCAAGTGTCTGGGAGGGAATCAAAAGTGTGGCATCCGGCGGATGGGAGTTCATTAAAAGTGGACTTACCTCAGCATGGGAAGGAATCAAATCTGTTTCGGGTACAGTATGGAATGGAATAAAGTCCACGGTTTCGTCTGCTTGGGATGGAATAAAATCGGTATCTTCCGGTGCATGGGAGAGCATAAAAAGCGGTGTTTCCAGTGCATGGGAGAACATTAAGTCAAAGACCTTGGAAACATGGAGCAGTCTGAAAGAAGGAATCAGTTCCGCATGGGAGAATATAAAATCCTCTACCCAGACTGCAGCGTCTTCTGTCAAAGATACCATTTCCAATGCGTGGAGTGGTTTAAAAGATTTTACCCATCAGACTTGGAGCGGTATCAAAGATACGGTTACCAATATTGCAACAAATGTGAAAGATTTCGTTCAGAACACATGGAGCAATATCAAGGATAATACTTCGCAGGTCATGTCGCACATGAAGGACAGGGTTGTGGAGGGCTGGAATGCCATCAAATCCAATACGGAGAGTCTGTGGGGCAATATTAAGGATAAGGTTGTATCCATTGCCGGAGATATGAAAGAGAAGTTCGCCACCACAATCCATAACGTGGCAGAAAACTTTACAAATAATCTTAATACCATGAAGGAAAAAACCTCATCGGGATTGCAGAGCATTGCATCCACGATAGGTTCTAAACTGTCTGACATTAAGAGTAATGTCACAAGCGGTTTGTCTAATCTGGTATCATCCGTTGCATCCGGTATGTCAAATATGGTTTCGACCATAAAAGAAAAAGTAGGCGGTATCGGACAGGCATTTATGGATGTGGCAAAGAATGCATTTTCTTGGGGCAAGGATATCATCAGCAATCTGATATCAGGTATCGGATCCATGATTGGTTCGCTTGTGGATAAGGTTCGAAATGTGGCATCCACGATTAAGGATTATCTGGGATTCTCCGAACCGGAAAAAGGACCTCTTTCCAATTTCCACACCTATATGCCGGATATGATTGATCTTATGGGAAAAGGTATCGAAGGCAACCTCGGGAAACTGAAAGGACCTATGAGTGATCTGGCATCTGCCATTATTCCGGGAACAAAAGGAACGGTTACCATGCAGAATCAGAATGGCGGTGGTCAGGGAACTGATATCAGCGGCCTTACCGCCATGCTTTCAAAGTATCTTCCACAGATGGCTAATCGGCAGATTGTTTTGGATTCGGGAATCCTTGTGGGAGAACTTACGGACGGTATTAACAGGCAGCTTGGAAAGGCGTATGTGTAATGAGAAAATTCAGACTGATTAACGGACAGGGAGGGAGTTTCGAACTAAACAGGAAGGACTCCTTCCTTCATGATATTAAAGGGTTCGGCTATGAAGATGCCACCCAGTATGAACAGATAGGCAGGGACTTTTATCCGCTTGAAGAGATCTTTTCGCAGGGCAAGATGGAAGGAAAGATTCTGTTTGGCGGGAAAAAGCCTTATGAAACTTACAGGGAGTTTGCACGGTTTGTCCGTTCCACTCCCTTAACCTTGGTGTACCAGATTGATGAAATATTCCGTGTTCCTGTCAGGATTGCATCTCTGGGGAAAGCGGAACTTTCCAATGGAGGGGCGGCACTGGTTTGTGAAATCGTGTTTGCTGCACAGGGTCTTTACTATAAGAACGTGAATAAATACAGCAACACCCTTTCCATAGGCGGGAAAATATATCCTTATACTTATGATTATGCCTATTCGGATGTTTCCTATAACTCCGTGGAAATCGAAAGTGACAGTTACGAGGACAGCCCCTGCAAAATCACCATACAGGGTCCGTGCATCAATCCGGTATGGAAACATTACGTGAATAACGTTCTGTATGAGACGGGAGCCTACATGGGAACGGTGTCTGCGGATCATAAGCTGGTAATCGATACCACAAAACTTCCCTACAGCATTACGGAGAGGGGAGCAGGGGATGATGTGGTGGCAGACAGGTATCAGCTGTGCGATTTTACCACAGAGAGGTTCTTCCATCTACAGCATGGTGCAAACCGTATTTCCGTCTCCCATGAAGGCATCAATACCCTGAATGTAATTGTGGAAGGAAGGATCAGTTATGAAACCGTATAACGTGGAGATATTTACCCCGGATTTTCAGATGGCGGGACACACAAACATTCATGAGATTTCCTATAAGGAAGATTACCTGTCTTCGGATGAAAACAGCATTACGGTGTTTGCCATGCCCGGCATTGAAAAACAGGATTTTATCCGGATCAGCAGGGGAAAGGAAGAGTATGCCGGAGTGGTTACGGAGATTGCCTATGGAACGGATAAATCCAAGAACATGCAGACCATCTCCTATAAGCC